GACCCAGATATAAATGCACAAACAACGTGGAATGAAGGTGCTAATATAGACGGTGAATACCTTTTATCTGGAAAAGAAAGGATGGATCCAACTGCTATAGCTAGACTTAGGAAAGAAAATCCTAATATAAAATTCTACGGAGAAGAGCAAGCTATGATAGATAAAAAACAAAAAAAAATAGATAGAAAAAAGAAAAAAGGTAGATATGGATCTTATCAAGATTCTGTAACTGGAGAGTGGATAAAAAGATCAAAACACGATAGAAGAGCATAATTTTATAAATAGAAAAAGATATGGCATTTAAAATGAAAGGTTTTGAACCTTATTCAAAAGATAATAAAAAATCTGACGGAAGAGCAGGTAGTAGTTCTTTTCAAAAAACTACAGACAAAGATGATGAAGTTAAAAAACTAGAAAAAAAACTAGGTAGAAAACTTACAAGAAGTGAAATTGATGATCTTTTTAGTCAAATGAATCCAAATAATCCAGAAAAGGACTAATGGCTTTTAAAATGAAAGGTTTTAATGGTGGTGACACTATTAAATCTAAAAAAGATCAAATAAAAGATCTTAAGCAAGATATAATCAAATTGAAAAGTAGAAATAATCCTGGTGATAACAATAGGATTTCTCAACTTGAAGCTGAAATAAAAAGGCTTAAAAACTAAATATACTTACATTTAGGTAATAATACCTACAGACAATTTAATTTAATAAAATAAAATATAATACCATGGAATATAACTTACCAAGTGAATTGGTGAAGAACCTAGACTTTGGATCAGATGCTAAAGACAAGGTTATCACAGGAGTAAATAAATTAGCCCAAGCCGTTAAGTCTACGTTAGGCGCATCAGGAAAGTGTGTTGTCTACGAAGATGGGAGAGGCAAGCCGGTCATTACAAAAGATGGAGTAACCGTTGCAGAAAGCGTAGTCTTGTATGATCCGGTCGAGAACATGGGTGCAACACTAATTAAAGAGGCTGCTAGAAATACAGTTAAAGAAGCTGGTGACGGTACCACAACCGCTACAGTACTAGCAGAAGCCTTAATCAAACAAATAGACACTGCGGTCGCAGATGGTCTTACAATCAGAGAAATTAAAGATGGAGTAAATGAAACACTTGATAGTGTCATTAGCTACTTAAATAACGTATCAGTTGAAGTAGAAGGTGATATGCTTAAATCCGTTAGTGCAATATCGTGTAATAATGATAAAAAGCTAGGAGACATTATAGCAGAAGCTTACGACAAGGTTGGTAAAAACGGGGTAGTACTAATGGAGGAAAGTGAAACTGAAGAAACTTATGTAGATGTTGTTGATGGTGTACAGATAGATTGTGGATTAACTTCACCTAATTTTGTTACTAATACTGAAAAACATACTTGTGAACTAGACAATCCTCTTGTGTTTACATGTTTATCTGAAATACCTAACGTACGTAAGATACAAAACATATTAGAACATGTTATAAAATCTAATAGATCATTACTAATAGTAGCGCCAGTAGCTCAGTCAGTTAAAGCTGCATTAATGATGAACAAAGTAAAAGGTAATATTAAAGTAAATATAATTGATCCACCAGGCTTTGGACCAACAAAGAAAGATGCTATTGATGATTTAGCTATATTAACAGGTTCAACTGTTTTAAATGAAGAACTAGGTGATGATTTAGATCTCATGAAGCCTGAACATCTAGGTGAAGCTGAGTTTTCAGTAACTAGTGATAAAGATACTGTACTAACCTTAGAAGGTATGACTGATGGTATTGAAGGAAGAATAGATGAATTAAATAGTAAGTTAGCAGAAGAAAAGAACGGTTTTATCAAAAAGAAACTAGAGCAACGTCTTGCTACACTATCAGGTAGTGTTGGTATTATTAAAGTTGGTGCTGGCTCTAAGGTTGAATTAAAAGAAAAGAAAGATAGAGTTGAAGATGCAATCTATGCTACAAAAGCGGCCCTGCAAGAAGGTATCGTCCCAGGTGGCGGGATTGCTCTTCTTAATGCTAGTCAAAAAATTTCGACAAGCGATGCTGGTAAAGTGCTATTGAAAGCTTTATCCGCGCCATATGAAACTATCATGGATAATGCTGGACTCATGATGAATCCTAGTAATTTAAAAGAAGGCTATGGTTGCAACGTGGTTAATGGAACTTTTCCAAACATGGTTAGTGAAGGTATCATTGATCCAGTACTCGTAACTAAATCCGCACTTAAAAATGCTGTAAGCGTAGCTTTAACCGTAATGTCAGCAGATTGTGTAATTTCAAATATAAGAGTACCAAATGCAAGCAATTAATGATTACGTTATAGTTGATATAATAAAAGAAGAACCTAAGAAAGTTAGTGGTTTGATCTTAACAGACGAAACAGATGAATCAAATCGTTATAAAAAAGCTAATATAGTTTCTGTTGGTAATCTAGTAGAAGGAGTAAAAAAAGGTGATAGTATCTTCTACGATAAACACGCTGGACATGATATTGGGTATAACGATGAATTATATAGAGTTATACGCATGAGGGATATAGTTCTAGTAGAATAGTTACTATTTACTAAAAACGTGTAATATCTATTAAAGTAGATTGTACACAAACTGTAAACCAAAAACAATAAACAAAAAATCATAAATTAATTATTAATCATAAATTTTAAAACAAATGGACAAATTTCTATATTTTAGAACAGTTGTTGACGCTGACAATGATGATGGAGCTGCTGGAAGTAACAATGATACATCATTATGTGTTCCAACTAAAAACATAGTTGGTATGGCACCAGCTAGTGACACAACTTTAAAAATAAGTTTCAAATCAGTAGCAAATTCACCTGGTTTTGCTGGTGGTACTGGTGAAGAAATTATAAACGATTTCGTTACACTAACGGTTAATGCTCATACACACAAGGTTGTTATGGATGAAATTATTAGAGCTATTAACTCTAATCATCTATATAACGATGGTTTTATAGTTGTTGCTGACACTGTTACAACTAATGTTGCTAATGAAACTGTAGAAAAAGTGTTTTTACATCCAGATATAACTGGGTTTAATGGTTACACTGATGACACTAACGCAACTGGAATAACCGTAGCAGGTTCTTTAAGCTAACATAATTGAGTATTAAAATTTTTAAAAAAAAATCATAATGGAAAAATATTTATATTTTAGAAAACAAACTGACATAGATTCTGATGATGGTGTTGATGATTCACTTTACTTGCCTGTTAGTAGAATAACTGGACTTGAAGTGGTTTCATCTACTAGATTAGGAATTATATTTTCAAGTTTAAACAATCAAGCTGGTAATTCAGCTGACGATGAAGTTGTAATATCTGATAACGCTTTGTTGACAGTTACAGCTGGGCACATGAAAGAAGCTATGCAAGCTATAGTTCGAGCTATTAATAAAGGGCCACATTCAGATGGTGCCATAGTTATAGCTGATGCTGTAACAACAAATCTTGCTGACGCTACTGTTACCGCAAGCTTTGTGCATCCTAAAATCACTGGGGTTCAAAGTATTAATATTAATACTGTATTAGACTAATAGATGCGATTAACAAGTCACGATTTACGTGATTTACAAATCCTTAAGTATTACAGGCTCGTTAGAAAATGGGCCTGTAAAACTTACGGGTTAACTGACGCTGATTTAGAACTTCTAATTTACTTAGATTGTAAAGGAAGATTTACGCGTCAAGAATTTATCGACGGAACATATACCATGAGTTGGGATAAGAACCGTTGGGAGAAATTAAGGAGGAATGGTTGGATAGAAGCTTGGAGACACAGAAATAGAACAACCATCAAATACTCTGTATTCAAAACCTCCTTTAAGTGTTCGCACTTAATAAGTAGAATATATCGTATACTATTAGGAGAGGAAGATATACCAACCTCTGAGAATAGTGTGTTTTTTAATAACAAATCATACACCGATAAGGTAATGAATAAGTCTATCGATGATATGATTAAAGATGGAAATAGATGATAGGAAATATAGTAGGAAGTTTATTCAGCAAAGTAGTAGATAATGCAGAAGGAATACTTGACAAAGTTATTACGACAGACAAAGAAAGAGATGAAGCTAAGCTTGCTCTTAAACAACTACTACTCGAAGCTGAACGAGAAGCGTTCGCAAAAGAAGTCGAAGACAGAAAGAGCGCTAGAGATATGTATAAAGACGATGCGATTATTCAGAAGATCCTTGCAACGTTATTTACAATAGCTTATTTTGGATTAAGCTTTATGATGTTTAGATTTTTCGTTATGGGAGATATAGATATGGGTGAATTTGAAATAAGTTTTATATCAACAATATTCGGCGCGATGAGCGCAAAGGTTAATACGGTAGTCGATTTCTTTTTCGGCGGATCGTCAAAAAAGAATCAAGAACAAAAAAAATAGTATTAAAAAATGATTACAAAAAGAATAATAAAAACAGTAAAACCAAATGTTGGTATACGAGGTAACGTAACATTTTCAACTGGAGACCTTCTATTTGACTGGACAGCTTTTCAAATACCTAAAGGAGTGGTAGATCTTAAGTCTATTGCGTATATGATTCGAGGTACAGAAGCAGCAGGTGGTAACGGTGGTCTTGACTTTGAAATATACTTCGCCACATCAAACCCTACAACTAATGTTGCTCCTCCTAGCTTAGGAACTGTAAATGCTGCTCCAACAGCAATTAACACCGCGCTATCTAGACCGCATATAATAGGTAGATATCTTGTCGATGGTAGTGTAAACGAAGATTCTAGCGATGGGCTTAAAACCTACAATATAGGTTCTGGAAGTAGAAACTATGAGGGTCAAATGATTGAAGGAAGCACAACTTTTGCTGGTGATTCTACTTATAGTGCTACAGTTCAAGGTTTTCAAACTATATGGATAGCCGGAATGGCAAAAGGTGCTCTTGACTTTGGAACTGGTGTTTTATTAAACGACGCAGATGATCAAGCTGCAGCAACAGTTGCTACGGGACTTGTAACCGATGGTGTTGATGCTGATGATATATTTGTAGTAGGTGACGAAATAATCGCATACGCATCTAATGGAAGTAGTCAGCAAGTTGTAGGAACAGTTACTGCTGTAGCAGCTAATCTACTAACCGTTGATGCTGTAGCTGGAACAGTTACTGATGATGATGAGTTATGTTTCCACCAACCAATACATTTACATCTAGGATTTGAATACTAAAAAAAAATAATTAACTTAAATAAAATTAAATAAAATGGCAAAAACAAAAGAAAAAGTGGTTGAATTAAAACCAAAGGCAGAGAAGATTAGTGAAAAACATTTAATTAAATTACAGAATATAGTTAATGCTATAAATGCTTTGCAATTTAATATAGGAAAAATGGAAGTACAAAAGTTTAACGCCATGCGTGAACTAGGTAAGTCTCAATCAGAAATAGCTGAAATGCAAGAGTTACTTCTCAGAGAATATGGATCTTATGATATTAATGTTAATGATGGCACTATTAACTGGCCAAAAAAACCATCTGAAAATGGTGTTGAAAAACCTAAAGAAGATGAAAAGTAATATTATAAGAAAAATAACTATAGGTAAAGATTATAAAAACGATTCTATGCACTACGCTGTAGATCAAGAAGTTTACGGAGGTCATAAGATTTGTGATATAATAGAAGAAGAAGACAAGTATTGTATTTATATTAGAAAACAAGAAGTAGTTATACCTTGGAAAGATTTTAATAAAAACATGGCTATATCAATAGAATATAATTTAGAGTATTAATGAATGCCTATAAAGATTATATTATTTCTCCTGTGGGTAATCGTTATAATAACAATATACAAGTTGGAAAAAGAGAATTAATATTAAATACAGAGATGTTTAATCATCAGTACGTAAATAGATTAGCAAAAGTAATCGCTACTCCAGTATTATTTCAATCACCCATAAACGTGGGTGATGAAGTAATAGTACACCACAATGTATTTAGAAGATGGCATGATATTAAAGGTAGGGAAAAGAACAGTAGATCTTATTTAGAGGAAGATAAATATTTAGTAACTAAAGAGCAAATTTTTCTTTATAAAAACAAACAATGGAAAGCCACACCTGGTTACAGCTTTATAAAACCATTAAAATCTATTGATGATTTTAATACAGATAGTGAAAGACCGTTGGTAGGTATTATAAAATACTCTGATGGGGCTTTTAATAAACAAGAATTAGTAGGTTTTAGACCTGGTGGTGAGTATGAGTTTGTAATTGAAGGCGAAAGACTATATAGGGTTTTAAATAAATTTATTACAATTAAATATGAATATCAAGGAAACGAAGAAGAATATAATCCAAGCTGGGCACAAAGCAGTTGAAGAACTTATTAAAGTTGCTAGAGAAGAAATAGTAGATTCAGATGAAGATATATCAGCTGATAGATTAAAGAACGCTGCAGCTACAAAGAAACTAGCTATATTCGATGCGTTTGAAATATTAAATAGAATCCATGAAGAAGAAGCTATGCTTGAAGGTAAACCTATTGAAGAAGAAAAGAAAACGGCTTTCAAAGGATTTGCAGAAGGAAGATCTAAGTAATGTACGAACAAACTCTATATAAAGTTGTAGAACCAGTAAGGTTAAATACCATTAAAAGACTCAACAAGTCTAAAAAGTGGGAGTATGGCTATAATAAAGAAAATGATATAGTTGTAATATCAAAAACAGGTATGATAGGTGAAGTACTTGATATACAAGGTTTACAAATAGCTTTACCTAAACAACCGAAAGAAATATACTCTTGTAGTAAAAACAAAGAAGAACAGAAGTGGAGGCAATTTCCACCAAACCCTGAGTTTAAAAGAATTAAAACAGTATTTGATTGGCAAGATTATCCAGATGATTTTAAAGAAAAACATTACGGATATATTGACGAAGAGTTTAAAAGAAGAGATGAGGGATTTTGGTTTATGAACAACGGTGAACCAACTTACATAACGGGTACACACTATATGTATCTACAGTGGAGTAAAATTGATGTTGGTGCTCCAGATTTTAGAGAAGCCAATAAATTATTCTTTATATTCTGGGAAGCTTGCAAAGCAGACAAAAGAAGTTATGGGATGTGTTATTTAAAAAATAGACGTTCTGGTTTTTCTTTTATGAGTTCATCTGAAACTGTTAATCAAGCAACATTAGCGAGTGATAGTAGATTTGGTATACTATCTAAAACAGGTGCCGACGCAAAGAAAATGTTTACAGATAAAGTTGTACCTATAAGTTTGAATTATCCTTTTTTCTTCAAGCCTATACAAGATGGTATGGATCGTCCAAAATCTGAATTAGCTTATAGAGTACCAGCTAAAAAGTTTACTCGTAAGAAGATGAGGGAACGAGAAGAGATCGACGATATGCAAGGTCTTGATACAACTATTGACTGGAAGAATACAGGTGACAATAGTTACGATGGTGAGAAATTAAACTTACTAGTTCATGATGAGAGCGGTAAGTGGGAAAGGCCTGATAATATAAAAAACAACTGGAGAGTAACAAAAACTTGCTTGAGATTAGGTAGTAGAATAGTTGGTAAGTGTATGATGGGAAGTACTAGTAACTCACTTGAGAAAGGTGGTGATAACTTTAAAAATCTATATTATGATTCGGATGTTACAAAGCGAAACAGAAATGGACAGACTAAGTCAGGATTATATTCTTTGTTTATTCCTATGGAATGGAATTACGAAGGATTCATTGATGAATTCGGACGACCTGTGTTTAATGATCCTAGCGAACGAGCATTTGATCCACACGGAATAGAAATAGATCAAGGAGTGATAGAACATTGGGAGAACGAAGCTGAAGGTTTAAAAGAAGATCAAGATGCTTTAAATGAATTTTATCGTCAATTTCCTAGAACTGAAGAGCACGCATTTAGAGATGAAACTAAAAATAGTTTATTTAATCTTATAAAGATATACGAGCAAATAGATTACAACGAGGGTAATAGAAACTCATCAGTATTAACTCCTGGTAATTTTCAATGGACTAATGGAGTTAAAGACACCAAAGTAACTTTTAATCCAGATCCTAACGGTAGATTTAAAGTTAGTTGGGTACCAGGAGGTAGATTACAAAATAACATCATATTAAAAAACGGCGTAAAACATCCAGGCAATGAACACATGGGTGCATTTGGTTGTGACTCTTATGATATATCTGGAACAGTAGACAACAAAGGTTCTAAAGGAGCTTTACATGGATTAACTAAGTTTTCTATGGAAGATGCTCCAGCTAATACTTTCTTTTTAGAATATATAGCAAGACCACAAACAGCTGATATATTTTTCGAAGACGTGTTAATGGCGCTAGTATTTTACGGAATGCCATTGCTAGCAGAAAATAACAAACCTAGACTTCTATATTACTTGCGAAGAAGAGGTTATAGAAGTTTTAGTATAAATAGACCAGATAAAATTTGGAACAAACTATCAGCATCTGAAAAAGAAGTTGGTGGAATACCAAATTCAAGTGAAGACATAAAACAGGCTCATGCGGCTGCTATTGAAATGTACATCAACGATCACGTCGGATTACTACAAGACGGCACTCACGGTAATATGTATTTTAACGATACTTTAAACGACTGGGCTAAGTTTGATATAAATAGAAGAACAAAACACGATGCTTCAATAAGTACGGGTTTAGCAATAATGGCTTGCAATAGACATTTGTACAGACCAAATCCAAAAATAAGTAAACCTAAACTAAACCTCAATATATCAACATACAACAATAAAGGATTTCAATCAACAATAATAAGAAAGTAACATGAATGATGCTGTTATAAATTTTCCATCTCAAGCTGTTAGCGATTTAGAAAAACTAAGTGAAGAATACGGTTTAAAAGTAGCCAGAGCAATAAAACACGAGTGGTTTTCCGAATCAAGATCTAAGTTTAATAATAACTTAAACAACTTTCACAAACTTAGATTATATGCTAGAGGTGAACAACCAATTCAGAAATATAAAAATGAATTATCTATTAATGGTGATTTATCTTATCTAAATTTAGACTGGAAACCAGTTCCAATAGTGCCAAAGTTCGTAGATATTGTTGTTAATGGAATGGCTCAAAGATCATACGAAATAAACTGTTTTTCTCAAGATCAATACGGAGTTAGCAAAAGAACTGAATACATGGAGTCCATGCTTCGTGACATGAGAGCTAAAGAGTATAATGATTTAGCTCAACAAAATTTTGGAATAAATTTATATCAAAATGATAAAGCTACTCTTCCAGACACAGAAGAAGAACTTCAACTTCATATGCAACTTAATTATAAGCAAGCTGTAGAACTAGCAGAGGAACAAGCTATAAACGTTTTAATGGAGGGTAGTAATTACGATTTAGTTAGAAGAAGATGTTTATATGACTTAACAGTACTGGGAATAGGAGCAACAAAAACAACTTTTAATTTTAGTGAAAGTGCTAAGGTAGAATATGTTGATCCAGCTAATTTAATATACTCTCATACTGAATCTCCATATTTTGATGATATATACTACGTTGGTGAAGTCAAAGAAATACCTGTAAACGAATTAGTAAAAGAGTTTCCAGATTTAACAGAGGAAGAGATAAAAGAAATATCTCAATATCCAGGTAATTTATATGGAGAGCATGGAGGTTATAGAAGAAAAGAATACGATAAAAATAAAATCCATGTTTTGTATTTTAATTACAAAACTCACGCTAATAATGTTTATAAGTTAAAAAAGTTAGGAACTGGAGCAGAAAAGGTAATAGAAAAAGACGACACATTTAATCCGCCTGTTGAGAGTATGGACGGTAACTTTCAAAAGTTAGAAAAAGTAATAGAAACTTTGTATGAAGGAGTTTACGTGGTTGGAGCAAATAAACTATTAAGATGGAGAATGATGCCTAATATGATGAGATCAGACTCTGATTTCAGTAAAGTTAAAATGAGTTATCAAATAGTTGCACCAAGAATGTATGAAGGCAGAATAGAATCATTAGTTAGCAGAATAACTGGCTTTGCAGATACTATTCAATTAACTCATTTAAAGCTACAACAAGTAATGGCTCGTATGGTACCTGATGGTGTTTACTTAGATGCCGATGGTTTAGCTGAGATCGATTTAGGCAATGGAACAAACTATAATCCGCAAGAAGCTTTAAACATGTTTTTCCAAACTGGTAGTGTTATAGGTAGAAGTTTTACTTCAGAAGGGGAAATGAATCCAGGTAAAGTTCCAATACAACAAATAAACAACGGAGTAAACGGTGGTAAACTACAAGCTTTAATTCAAACATATAATTATTATTTACAAATGATAAGAGATGTAACTGGATTAAACGAAGCTAGAGATGGTAGCATGCCTGATGCCAACGCTTTGGTTGGTGTTCAAAAGTTAGCAGCTGCTAATTCAAATACAGCAACAAGACATATACTTCAATCAATGCTTTATTTAACAGCTGAATCAGCTGAGTGCTTATCATTAAGAATAGCTGATATAGTAGAATACTCTCCAACTAAAGAAGCTTTTATACAAGCTATAGGTGCTCATAACGTTGCCACATTAAACGAGATATCAGAGTTGCATTTGTATGATTTTGGTATATTTATAGAATTACTACCAGATGAAGAAGAAAAACAAATATTAGAAAACAATATACAGGTAGCATTAGGACAACAAATGATAGACTTAGATGATGCTATTGATTTACGTGAAATAAGAAATTTAAAACTAGCAAATCAATTATTAAAAGTTAAAAGAAGAAAGAAATTAGAAAGAGATCAATTATTGCAAAAACAAAACATGCAAGCTCAAGCTGACGCTAACTCTCAAACAACTCAAGCTGCAGCTCAAGCTGAAATGGAGAAAAACAAATCTAAAACAGAATCTGAAACTGAATTAGAAACTAGAAGAAATGAATTAAAAATTCAATATTTACAACAAGAGGCGCAAGTTAAAAAAGAACTAATGGCTTTTGAGTTTGAATTAAACTCTAGATTAAAAACCGCTGAAGCAGAGAGTTTTAATATAAGAGAGTTTATGAGAGAAGATAGAAAAGATCAAAGAGTTGATAGACAAGCTGCACATCAAAAAGATATGATACAGCAAAGAAAAGGGGGTGAATCTGTTAAAAGATTTGAATCTTCAGGTAATGATATAATTACGGGAGGAGCAGGTATTGATAAGTTTTAATACCCTATTATTTAATATTTTATAAAATTTTATTATGGCAGAAGAAAATAAAGAAGTAGTTGAAGAAACTACTGAAAAACAAAATGAAGAAAAAATAGATAAATCTAAATTTGATAGCGCTGAAGACGATAGCGTCGTTAAAGTAGATTTAAGTAAACCACCAACTAAAAAAAGCGAAGAGGTTGAGCAACAACCCGCTGAAGAAGAAAAGGTGGTCGTAGTCAATGAAGAATCAGATACTACTAAAGAAGAAGAGGTTGTTGAGGAAAAAACACCTATTCTAGAGGAAGTTACAGACGAGGAAATTACAGAAGATAATATCGAAGGAGTTAAAGAAAAAATAGAAGAAGCTGTGGCTGAAGCAGAAGTAACTGGAAAACCACTACCTGAAAGTATACAAAAACTTGTAGACTTCATGGAAGAAACAGGTGGTGATATAAATGACTACGTAAACTTAAATAGAGACGTATCTAAAATGGATAACTCTGATATATTAGACGAGTATTATAGAACAACTAAATCTCATTTAACCGCAGAAGAAAGAGCATTTTTACTAGAAGAATCTTTTGGTTATAATGAAGAAGAAGATGATCCGAAAGATATACGTAAAAAGAAAATAGCCCTCAAAGAGCAAGTTGCCGAGGCTAAAGCCTATTTAGACGGGCAAAAGTCTAAGTACTATCAAGATATTAAAGCTGGGTCAAAGTTGACTCAAGAACAACAAAAAGCTATTGATTTCTTTGATAGATATAATAAAGATTCTAAAAATCAGGAGAAATTATTCGAAGCTAATAAGAAGAAATTTCAACAAAGAACAGATAATGTTTTCAACAAAGATTTCAAAGGTTTTGATTATCAAGTTGGAGAAAAAAAATATAGGTTCAATGTTAAAGACGTGGATAATGTTAGGACAACCCAAAGTGATATTAATAATTTTATTAATAAGTTTGTTGGTGAAGATTCATCAATAAGCGATGCTAAAGGTTATCACAAGTCATTGTTTACAGCTATGAATGCAGATGCTATTGCTAATCATTTTTATGAACAAGGTAAAGCAGATGCTATTAAAGATAGAGTAGCGAAAGATAAAAATATTAATTTAGAACCTAGAAAAACACACGGCGAAACAAATGTTGGGGGCGTTAAGTATAGGGTTTTAGGTAATACTTCTACTGAAATTAAAAATAGATCTTTTAAAATTAGAAAAAAGAATTAAAAATATTTAAAAAAAATTTATTATGGCAATTACTGCAGGAACAGATTTAAACAGTGTTGCAACTTCTACTCAAATGACGTTAGTTAGTAATTACATTGACTTTACGGCATCTGGTACAGAAGGTTGGGCGCAACAATATTTGCCTGACTTAATGGAGCAAGAAGCTGAGGTGTTTGGTAACAGAACAATCTCAGGTTTTTTATCTCAAGTCGGAGCAGAAGAGGCTATGACCTCAGACCAAGTAATCTGGTCAGAACAAGGAAGATTACACTTAAGCTACAACGGTACATTAGATGTATCAGCTAACCAAATTACTATCGGTACTGATTTAGATGGTAATACTGGTGGTGCTTCTCACGGTATTAGAGTTGGTGATACTATATTAGTATCAAGCTCTCGTGATGGCGCAACTACACAGTGTTATGTTAAAACTCGTACAGCAGGTGCAGCTACTATTGTAGCTTTACCTTACAAAGCAGCTCTTATGTCAGACGCGGCGGCAGGTTCCCTTTCAGATGGTTCTTGTACTGTAATGGTGTATGGATCTGAATTTGCTAAAGGTACTGCTGGACAAACAAGTTCTAACAAACCTGTTCACAAGAGTTTTACAAACAAACCAATTATATTAAAAGATTTTTATCAAATCAATGGATCTGATACTTCTCAAATTGGTTGGGTTGAAATCTCTGGTGAAGATGGTCAAGGTGGATACTTATGGTACTTAAAAGCAGAAGGCGATACTAGATCTCGTTTTACTGACTACGTAGAAATGTCAATGGTTGAATCTGTTAGAGCTTTAGCGGCTTCTACAATTCACGATGACGCAGTTTACGATGGAGGTGCTGGAACTATCGCTAACACTGATCCAGGTACTGAAGGTTTATTTGCTGCTATCGAAAATAGAGGTAATTTAAGTTCTGGTATAACTGGTGTTAATGCTGCTACTGATTTAGCAGAGTTTGATGCTATTTTAGCTGAGTTTGATAAACAAGGTGCAATTGAAGAAAATATGATGTTCATTAACAGAGCAACTGCTCTTGCAATTGATGACATGCTTGCTTCAATGAACTCTTACGGTGCTGGCGGTACTTCTTATGGAGTATTTGACAACGACGAAGATATGGCATTAAATTTAGGTTTCTCAGGATTTAGAAGAGGTTCTTATGACTTCTACAAATCTGACTGGAAATACTTAAATGACAAAGCTACAAGAGGTGGCGCTGTTGAATCTTCAACGGCAATTAGAGGTGTTATGATACCAGCTGGCGTTAGTACTGTATATGATCAACAACTAGGAAAGAATCTTAAAAGACCTTTCTTACACGTTAGATATAGAGCAGGTCAAACTGAAAACAGAAAAATGAAAACATGGATTACTGGTTCAGTTGGTGGCGCTGCTACAACTGATATTGATTCGATGAATGTTCATTATTTATCTGAAAGATGTTTAGTTGTTCAAGGTGCTAATAACTTTATGTTATTAAACTAATCACTATTTAAATATAGGGGCAGCTTAGTGCTGCCTCTATTTTTTATTAATTTTTATTATATTATATTATGACAAAGAAAAAAAAAGAAACTATAGAAGAACCTATAGTTGAAGAAACAGTTGTTGTTGAACAACCAAAAGTAGTTACTAAAGAAAAATCTTTAACAAAAAATAAAGATACTTGGGAAGTAAAAGATAGACAATATTATTTACGAGGTGATTTAACCCCTCTAAGCTGTAGTATTAGGTCTTCAAATATATACTGGTTTGATGAAGAAAAGGGATACGAAAGAGAATTAAAAATTACATCTAATCAAAGAACACCATTTGTTGATGAAATGAAAGGCGATCAAAGATTAGAGCATGTTGTATTCAGAAATGGAGTTTTACACGTTCCTAAAAATAAAGTTGTTTTACAAAAAATATTATCTTTATATCACCCAGATAGAAATAGAAAGTTTCACGAAAAAGATTACCAGCAAGAAGCTGCTAGTGAAATAGATTTATTAGAAGTAGAAATAGAAGCATTAAACGCAGCTCAAGATCTAGATATAGATATGGCTGAAGCTGTGATGAGAGTTGAAGTTGGTTCTAAAGTATCAGAGATGAGTTCTAAAGAACTTAAACGAGATTTATTATTATATGCTAAAAAGAATCCCGTATTATTCTTAGAGCTTGTTAACGATGGTAATGTTCAGCTTAGAAACTTTGGTATTAAAGCAACTGAAATGGGAATAATAAAACTGTCTCAAGATCAAAGAACTTTTCGTTGGGGAACTAATGATAGAAAATTAATGACAGTTCCTTTTGATGAGCATCCATATTCAGCATTAGCTGCTTGGTTTAAAACTGACGAAGGTATGGAAATATATCAAAATATAGAAAAAAGATTTAATTAATATCTTTTACGCAATATTAATAGCCACTCATTACGGGTGGCTATTTTTATTTAAATGCTAATCTTTCACTTTATTATGTAACTATATTATAGTAAAATATATTATATTATGAAACAATCAAAAGGACTAGGGGATACTGTAGAAAAAATAACTAGAGGCACTGGTATAAAGTCTTTAACTGATATAGCGATGAACGCTATTGGTTATAAAGACTGTGGTTGTAATAAGCGTAAAGCTTGGTTAAACAAACAGTTTCCATATAAACAAAAATAATAATGGCAATAATTATAGATGACGTATATCAAAAAGTTTTAGCTATAGCTAATAAAGAGCAAAGGGGTTATGTAACTCCTCAAGAGTTTAGTTTATTTGCTAATAAAGCTCAAAAAGAAATATTTGACAGTTACTTCCATGATTTAAAAACAGCTTATCATAAGCTTGAAACAGATATGACTCATGCCGATGAAATGGATATGTTGTCAGAAAAACTTCAACCCTTTAAAAAATCCACAACATTTACACTAACTGCCGATGCTAGTGGTATATATGATAGCTTGATAACTCTACCTAATGATTTATATTATATAGATAATTTTAGTAGGTCTGAAGGTGAAGTATCAGAAATTAGTGAAAAAGAAATATTATACACAGAAAGTAATCCTCTTACTAAAGCTACTAAATCAAGATCTGTTTATGTAAGAAGAGAATCTAACCAAATACAAGTTTATCCAACACCTACGTTAAGCACAACTTATACTCTTTATTATTATAAAAAACCTACAGCACCTAGTTGGGCTTATGTTGTTGTTAGAGGCAAAGCCCTATACAACGCTAGTTTAAGTGTTAATTTTGAGCTACATGACTCTGAAGAAGAGGTATTAGTAACTAGAATATTACAATTATCTGGAGTAGCTGTTGAAAAAATGGAGTTAGTTCAAATAGCTGCATCAGATGGAGCTGGTATTAAACAATCACAAAATGATTAATTATGGGACTATTAGATAACACAACACAATATGCATATTACAACGATCCTAGTAGTTACGGTAATTATCAATTTACTACTTTAGATAATATAATAAATGGATTTATAATATCTTATGTTGGAGAAAATAAATTAATTACAAAAATAAATAGAACAGACGTACAGTTTCACGCTATGAGAGCTATACAAGAATTGTCTTATGATGTTTTACGTTCTGTTAAATCTCAAGAAATAGAAGTATCTAATACTTTAAAAATGATACTTCCTCAAGATTACGTTAATTATGTCAAGTTAGTTAGAGTTGATAGTAATGGTATTGAAAGAGTTTTGTATCCAACAGGTAAGACATCCAATCCATTTGCTATAGAGCAAGATGATGATGGTAATTATAATTTTTCAGATACTGATAGCGACGCTGTATTAGATACTTTAAACGAACAAGATCCTAGTGACACTTGGAGTAACTATCAGAATCAAACTCCAAATCCAAATGTTTATAGTGATGATTCAACAGACGTAGAGACAGATAGTAGAGGTAGAAGATACGGACTAGATCCTCAACACGCGCAAGCAAATGGATCTTTTTACATTGATGATCAAAGAGGTTTTATACATTTTAGTTCTGTTTTGTCAGGTCAAACTGTAACATTAAAATATGTTAGTGATGGTTTAGGTACAGACGAGGAAATGGTTGTACATAAGTTTGCTGAAGAAGCTTGTTATAAATGGATAGCTTACGGAATATTATCTTGCAGAACTAACATACCTGAACAAATTGTTTTAAGATTTAAAAGAGAAAGGTTTGCTGAAACTAGAAAAGCAAAAATTAGATTATCCAATATTAAGATGGAAGAATTTACTCAGGTATTAAAAGGTATGGGTAAACAAATAAAATAATATTATGCCAGAAATAAAACACGATTTTTCTGCCGGAAAAATGAACAAAGATTTCGATGAAAGAATTGTTCCAAACGGTGAATATAGGGATGCGATGAATATACAGGTTAGAACCACTAGTACCGATGGTGATTCTGGTAATGCTGGTGCCATTCAAAATATTCAAGGTAATAAATATATAAAAGAAGGAGCTTATTACGAATCATCATACTCTAGTGATAACAATGAGTCTAAAATGATAGCTAGTATAGCTAATGAAAAAGACAATAAAGCTTATTTCTTTTTATCAAGTCCTAACTGGGACACTATGCTTAGTGATGCGAGTCTTATTACTAGCAAAAAAAAATTCATAGATACTATTATTGAGATTGAT